CTCAATTCATCATTGAGAAAGCGGTGGTCGAAAAGTTTAGGGTTGGACTCTATTACATGCCGCCCGACGTAAATGAGACGAATATAATCCTCACGGCGACGGCGGCCGTGGTGCCGGCCGATTTAATTCTTGATGGAGACGTAGTTATCTCCGGCTCGCAGGTCATGCAGATGATGCACGGGGGGACGGCGGGTGTGGTCTATCTGATTCAATTCACGATCACGACTTCGAATGGAAGTATCTACTGTTCGCCTGACCATGATGCAATTCTCGTGAGGGTGATATAATGCCGGCCATACCGCTCCGCCTTCAGGTTATTAACCGCATCGTCGCGGTCCTTCAAGGAATCTCGACGGGCGCGACGTACTTCTACACCCCTGGCGCCGTCATCAAGCGCTTCGTCCATTGGGCCGAGGCGAAGTCGTTCCCGACCTACATGGTGTTCACCGGCTCCGGCGGCACGATCGAGCTCAGCGGCGCGGCGGGGGATGCCTCCGAGTACACTGAGGATTTTTTCGTTTCGATTAAGGGATGGGTCAAGGACAGCGTGGATACCGTGACGCGGCTGGAAAACTGCATCGCCGACATTAGGAAGGCCATCGACGCGGACTCGCGGAGCGGGGCGGCCGGGAGCCTTGGCGCGCTGGCCGTGGAGACGCGGATCGAAGAAAGCCCCGAGACGGACGACGGATATCTGAGCCTTGAGGGTATGGGCTTTTTCGACCAGAAGGTCAGAATATCAATCGCGGGAGTTATGGGAGTCTAACATGAAAATAACATGGGCGAAAAGTGACCAGCACACGGAGTGGGGTTTGTTCCGCGTAGGGGACGTAATTGATACGATAGCCCTGGGAATCCCGGGCGAGGTCATCTCGTCATGGATAAAAGACGGCTATGCGGTGCCGGAGATAGCGGCGGAAAAACCGGACAAGCCGAGGAAAATAAAAAGGATAGGAGGATAACATGGGCGATATCGAAAAAAGATTAAACAAGGCGGCCCTCATGAAGGCGACGGATTGGGGTACGGTCATTGCCGGCCTGAACGGCGCGGGCAACGGCATCCTCCCGCTGAACCCCGGCACGCCGAAGCGGAACGTCCAGATGATCGAGGACGAGGCGGCGGGGGCATTCGAGGCGAACCTCGATGTTGGCGTTTTCGGGGCGTCCGATTTCGGCCTGGACTTCGATTACCGTTGGGACGGCCTGGAGAACATTCTTCTGGGTCTCCTGATGGGCGTCGATACGTCCCCGGCGCCACAGGGCGGTACGGCGGCCTATCTGCACACGATCACCCTGGCGAATTCCGCGTTCGGGTTGTTTGCGTCCTATGCCGTAGAGAAGGGGGCGCAGGTCCATACCGTCCCCACGCTCAAGGTTCTGAAAGCGACCTTCTCGACCAGCGGAGGTCTGATCAAGGTGGCCTTTAACCTAAGGGGAAGCGAGACCGCGGACGCGACGGCGACACTGGGTTCGACGACCGTCCCGGCCAATTCGCACATCCGGGCGAAGTTCCAGCAGGCCGTATTCCGCATGAACGACTATACGCTCGCGGGCGGGGGCATCACCCTGGGCGCCGGCCACATCATCAAGCCGAAGATGTTTACGCTTGAAATCGAACGCAAGATGGACGCGGAGCACGTTTCCGGAGGCCAGGTCATCCTCGAACCCGTCGAGAACGACAAGCCGGCCGTGAAGTTTACGATGGACTTCCCGCGCATGGACGCGACGAACGCCGCCTACTTCGCGGCCTGGACGGCGCCGACGGACAAGAAGGCCGACATCATCGTGACCGGGCCATTGGCCGCAGCGGGCTATAATTATGTTTTAAACGTCCAGCTCCCGCACCTTGTTGTCGAGGACGTGGAGTACGCGGACAGCAAGATCATCCCCGCGAAGATTGTCCTTCGGGGCCTGGCGGCGGACGTGGCCCAGACGGGCCTTACGGGCATCCTGCCCATCGGCATTTTCCTGACCAACCTTCGCGTAGCCAGCCTGATCGCATAAGGAGACTTACATGGGAGATATTGAAAAGCGGTTAAACAAGGCAGCGGTCAAAAAGGCCGCGATCTGGGGGACGGCCGTCAATACCGATGCGGCCGGCATGGGGTTCCTACCCCTGAACCCCGGGTCGCCGAAGGCGGCGGTACAGATGATGGAGGATGAAAGCTACGGGGCTTTCGAGGCCAATCTGGACGCCGGGTTCATCAACCCCTCCGACTTCGGACTGGATTTTGACTACCGATGGGATGGGCGCGAAAATCTCCTGCTCGCCATGCTCATGGGGACGGCCGGGGTGCCGGGGATGTATTCCATCGTGAGCAACGCGAACCACCACATCGACTTCGAGGAGGCGGCGGGGGGTGAAAAGAATGCGGTATTGGCGAACGGAACCTGGACGGTAACCCAAATCCGCGCGGACATCAAGGCGAAGCTCGAAGCCCTCTCCAACGGGGCCTTAACCTACGATGTCAATTTTAATGCGAATACCCACAGGTTCACAATCGCCACAACCGCGCCTTTTAAGCTCTGGTGGAACACCGGCACGAATAATGCGCAGGCGGCCGACACCCTCCTGGGGTTTGCGGCCGACCTGAGCGGGGAAATAACCTATACGTCGTCCGCAAATGCGATCGGCGGGGCGCTTAATTACCTTCACTCCTTCGTCCTCCTGAACACGGTTGCGGGGATCTTTGGGACATACGCGACGGAGAAGGGCACGAAGATCCACACCGTCCCGACGTTCAAGGTCCTGAAGGGCACGTTCTCTATGAGCGCCGGACTCATCAAGGCGGCGTTCAATCTGCGCGGCATTCGGGTTATGGATGACTCGGCACTCCCGGCGGCATTTACGTCCACGACGATCACGGGCAATACCCACGCCCGGGCCAAATTCGCCCAGGCCGTCTTTCGGATGAACGCCCAGACTGGGGACGACTTCGTGGACGGGGATATCGTCCGACCGAAATCCTTTACCCTGGATATTGAGCGGAAAATGGACAGCGAGCATGTGGCCGGAGTCCAGACAATCATCGAGCCGGCGGAGAACGATAAGCCGAGCGTCAAGTTGACGATGGACTTTGCGCGGATGGACACCGTGAACGCGGCCTATTTCGCAGCCTGGATCGCCGGGGCGGAAAAGAAAGCGGACCTGACCATCACCGGCCCGGTCATCGAGGGCGCGTACAATTTCTACCTAAAGTTCCAGCTCCCGCGCCTCATCATCGAGGACGTTGAGTACGCCGATTCGAAGATCATCCCGGCTAAGATTGCGCTGCGGGCCATGACCGCCGATTCTGCGCCGATAGGCATGACGGGCATCCTGGTCCCGATCGTTGGTCAATTAATGAATTCAAGAAGCGAAGACTATCTTGGTTGACAAGGAGGCACATATGGATATCAAAAAACTACAGCCCGAGGCCGAGATCACTTGCGCACTGGAAACCACCGGCGAGCCGGTTACGATCATGTTCCGCGTAGGTTTTATCCCACTCGATGCGGTGCCGGACTATGTTAATGAAAGCCGGGGGGCGGCCGCGCCCGAGGCGGCCAGGCCCAGAATTTCGGACATTCTCCGGCGGGCCGTTTCCGATGCGATCCACGGCTGGGACTTGATGGACGGCGGGGCGCCCCTTCCCTGCACGCAGGAGAATAAGGACAAGTACCTCCCGCTCCTTTTCGGCCTGAGAACCAGACAACCGGAGGTGATTGTTGACGGCGAGGTCATTCCGACCGACCCCGTGGCCTCGGTCCTCGTCCGGGTGCTGGCGGAGTTCGCGGGGAATCCGGAGAACTTCCTAAAAAACTAAAAGCCTTCCTCGAATTCTACGCCGATCGGTGGGAGGCGATGCTGAAGCCGGAGGATCACCGGCATGAGGCGGGCGAGGCGACGGAGGAGTGTGTGAACTGCGGGCTGGACGCAACGGCGGCGAAGATGAGCGCTTTTGAGGCCGGGGTCTGGAATTGGTATCACGAGGTTGTAAACCCATTTGCGCTCGAGGCCGGGATTGTCGCCGGCGAATTCAGGGGGGAGGGGCTCCAGGGCCCGGTCCGTAGGATGACCCTGGCCGCGCTGAACGCCATTCATCAGATGTTCCAGGTCGTCTCCGTCGAACGGAGAAAGAAGGCTCAAGAATAATCCGATGGCCAACGAAGACGTAAAATATATCATCACGCTCGACGCCACGGGCGCGATCAAAAGCATGAAGGATTTTGATGCGGCGCTCTGGGAGGCCTCGGACAAGGCCGATAAGGGTAAGAAGGCCTTCGGCGGGATGGCCGGCCAAGTAGCCATCGGGTCAATCGCTGCGGACCTGGCAAAGAAAGCATACGACAAGTTGGTGGGCGCGATTGGTTCTTGTATTAAGGGGGCCATCGACGCGGAACTTGCCGAAAAGAACCTCGAAGCCGCGCTATCCATAACGGGCCGGACTGTCGCCGGAAATATCCAACACTATCTTGACTTTGCCGAAGCGCAGATGAAGGTCACAACCTTCGATGACGAGCAGATTAAATCAAGCCAGGCGCTCCTCCTCCAGCTGACGCGCCTCGATCAGGAGGGGATGGATCGGGCGATGAAGGGCGCGATGGGCCTGGCGACGACGATGGGCATAGACCTCCACTCGGCCACGATGATGGTGACGAAAGCGATGGAGGGGAATTATGTGGCGCTCAGCCGGGTCGGGATTAGGGTTGCCGAAAACCTGACGGGGGAACAAAAGACGGCGGCGCTTCTCGACCAGCTCGAGAAACTCTATGGGCGCTCCACGGCGGAGGTCAATACCTTCGGCGGGGCCGTCAAGCAGATGGGCAACACGTGGGGCGAGGCCAAGGAGGCCATCGGCGGCGCCGTCGTCAAGTCCGAGGGGGCAAAGGAACTCATCAAGACGATCAACCGGATAATCACCGAGATGATGCCGGAGATCGAGCAGTACGCCAAGGACCTGGCCGGTTTTATATCGACCGTTGCGAAGGTCATCGAGGGGACGCTGAATGCGATGGAACGGCTCCAGACTAAGATCGGGGGACTCCGGTCTTACCTGAGCGACGAGGAAAAAGCCTGGAACAATGTCAACGTGGTGATGGGCGGCTATTCGACCGTCTCCAGGGACATCATCGTCATGATGGGGAAACAGGGGGCGTCGGCGGAGGAGCTGAGGAGCGCCGCCGTTACGCTCAATAAAGCCTGGCAGGACTTCGGGGGGAACACGGTCGAAACCCTCAAGGCAATCCTGGCCGGAAAATACGGTGAAAAAATCGCGGCCGCTTTCAAGGTTGTCGGCGGGGTTGGGGTTGAGGTGGCTCAGAAGCTCGCGCCCGTGGCCGGCGTGATCGATGAAATCGGGAACAAGACCAAAACTCTTACGAAAGAGGAAATAGACGCAGCCAAAAAAGCGAGGGAAATGAAGGATGAGCTTGAGAAAACGGCAAAGGCCATCCTCGACAAGTACCACCCGCTCGAGGGCGCGATGCGCAAGGTCATTAAGGAAGAGCAGGACCTAACGAAGGCGTTCAAGGCGGGCGTCATCACGGAGGCGCAATACCGAAACGGTATGGCCGCGTGCGAGAAGGAACTGCGATCGTTCGGATCAACGGTCGTCGCTACGGCAATCCCGGCGGCCAGGCGCATGCAGGAGGTAATGGAGAAAGCCGTCGCCTCGATGAAGGAGGGGCCGGGTTACATTACGAAATCCTGGGGCGCCGCGGCGAAAGAATGGGTGGATAAGAACCAGGAAGCTCTTGACCAGATCCTTGGCGCCGCCTCTTCCGTCGTCGGTCAGATCGACGCCATCATGCAGCAAAGCACGAATAATAAGATGCTATTGCTCGACAAGGAGTATCAGGCCAAACTCGAAAGCATTAAAAATTCGCTCCTGAGTGAGGAGGAGAAAAACAAAGCTATTGAGGGGCTGGACGCCGAATACGACATAAAACGCCGGGGGCTCCAGAGAAAGGCGGCGGAGAGTGCGAAGGGGGTGGCCATCGCCAACGCTATTATCAACGTGGCCGAGGGCATCACGAAAGCCCTGAGCGCTCTGCCCCCACCGTTCAATATAATACTGGCGGCAATCACGGCGGCCGCCGGGGCAATTCAGATCGCCCTTATCCGCGCCCAGCCGATCCCTCTGGCGACGGGCGCGATCTTCAAGAGGCCGGCCATGTTGAGTTCGGCAGGCGGGAATACTTACGAGGTGGCCGAGGCCGGGGAGGCGG